AGGAAGAGGAAGAGGAAGAGGAAGAGGAAGAGGAAGAGGAAGAGGAAGAGGAAGAGGAAGAGGAAGAGGAAGAGGAAGAGGAAGAGGAAGAGGAAGAGGAAGAGGAAGAGGAAGAGGAAGAGGAAGAATGAACAAAACACGCAAATTGACCGAAGCCATCGCCCAGCCACGGGCGATGCGAGCAGCCAAAGCCCTCGCCCGACTGAAGGGGTGCGTCGTCGAATACCCCCGGAGCGAGTACCCAGACCGCGAAGCCCAAGCGCAGCGATGGGTGAAACAATGGCGGGAAAAGCAACAAGCCTACGAGGAGTGGCTGGGGGTGGCGACGGCGGGTGAGGTGCGACGGCACCACCGAAGCTGGATGGGGACGTTCCCCCAGTGGGCAGAATGAAACATTAAGGAGTAAAAAACATGTACATCGGAAACGCTTTCTCATTGAACATGCTGCCAAGCTGGGCGCTTGGCGGCAACCTACGGTTCCAACGCCTGACGTTGGAGCAGGCACGGGGCTTGGCACAGGAGTTTGAATACACCTCGGCGGTGGGTCACGCGGACGTTGCCGCGCTCTTTACCGAGGCCCTTGGGGTCCCGGTGCCGATGAACCGCATCAATGCGGAACTGCTGCCGGGGTTGGACGACGACCGCATTTTAGTGGGCCAGTACTTTGGCCCGCGCCTCCCCGAGGGGACGACCACCCTCCCCGAGGGGGCAGAAATCCGCTGGATGCTGGTGACGCTGTCGGAAGACGGCCTCGACCTTGACCTCGACGACGTACAGGAGGGCTACTAATGATCGTCACGCGCAAGAGTTGCTTCACCGGCAAGCTCAATCAGATGAGCATCGACATGGACCCTCAAGCGTTTGAAACCGCCCTGCGGGAATGGGAAGGCGGCAAGCTGATACAGGAGGCGTTCCCCGATCTGAGCGCGGACGAGCGCGAGTTCCTGATGACCGGCTCCACCCCTGCCGAGTGGCAGGAGATCTTCGGGAGCGACGACGATGACTAAAGAGGAGTGGATATTTTTGTGGCTAATGTTTTTCCTTGTCGGAATAGCCCTTGAGGAGGTGCTGCGATGAACTACCGACTGATGACCCGCGACTACTACACTAACTACGCCTCGGACGCCCGATCCTTTGGCGTCTACGGGATCGCCGACGCGACCAAGCTGATGGCGCACTTCAAAATGAACGCGGCGACGCTCCGGGCCGATGTGTGGCTGGAGCCGACTGAAGAGAAGGTGTATCGCATCCACTGCCGCGACTACCGCTATGACGCGCTGGAGTATCGGTCCAGCGCCTTCGCATCGACCATCGGGCGGATGATCGAGAACATCGACATCATGAAGCGCACCCAACGCCCCGGTGAAGTGGGCGCGGACTTCTGGCTGGTGGAGGAGGAGACCTAAATGCGGATTAAAAAGAGAACACAGTACACTCTGTCAGGCGAGCATCTGGCCCGCCTGCAAGACATCGCCAAGGCGCTGGTCGAGGACCGGGGCGCACCCATCGAGTGCTACGCGCTCGCCTGTGAGGTGCGGTTTCTTTTGAAGCAAATTAAGGAGGTGGAGTAATGAGAACGGACGCGATGGCGGACGAGTTTGAGAAGGGCTACGCCCTCGGGCACAAGCGAGGCATCTGCGAAGGGCGGCTGCAACTCCTTCGGGAGGATGTGCTGGACGCTGCACGGCTGATGGTGTGCGGCAGCGAGCGGGTTTCGGAAGAGGCGGCGGTGAAGACAATGATCCGCGCCGCCCAGCGCCTCCTGTGGGAAGAGGCGAAGGAGAGGGACGAGGAAGATGAGGGGGACGAGCTATGAGCGCCAACACCCCGGAGGGGAAGGTGAAGCAGAAGCTCCTGCGCTTCATCAACTCTCTAGAGCCAGTTCCCTACGCATTCTTCCCAGTTCCGGGCGGCTATGGCCGCTCAGGTATCCCCGACATTGTCGGCTGCTGGCGGGGGCGGTTCTTTGCCATCGAGTGCAAAGCGCCGGGGAAACTCAGCAACACGACGGCGCTACAGAACCGGGAGATGGAGATGATCCGCAGGGGGGGCGGCGTAGCCTTCGTGTACGACGGGACCATATCGGACTTGAAGTTGATGGACAAACTGGAGGGGAAGGAGTGAAATTTTACATCGTAAAAGAATCGGGCGTGACCTTGGGCTGTCTGCGGTCCCTTAGAAGTGCCAAGAAAGCCTGCGCGGGGTTAGAGTACCCCGCAATTATGGAGGTAGAGGTCCCCGTGAACGGCGAGACGGTCCGCAAGCTGTTGGGCGGGCTAGATGAATATGCAGTGTTAACAACCAGAAGGATCATCGAGTGAAACCAGAACTCAAGCTTACCGACTTGCGGCAGTTTATCCGCAAAGAAATCCCCCCAGTCTGGGCCGACAAGGTTATGGAGACTAAAAGATTGCGGGCTATTATGTTGCTTGGCAACCGCTGGCTTCTGCACCCTAGCAACGCACCGGCTAAAGGAAACTATTCTGGCTGGCCCGTTAAATAACTTGCATTGCCTAACGGGCAGGCTACAATCCCAATCCCATTAACTGAAAATCAGGAGTCTCAAAAATGAGCAACGTAGAATTGGAAAAGAAAACCCGCAAGCGGGAACCGAAGATTTACATCGTCACGATGAACAATGAGGAGTACCTTATCCGCGCCAAGTCCGCCCAGACTGCGTTGAAGTTCGCGGTTAGTGAAACCGTGCGCGTTGTGCAGCTTGGTGCGAGCGACCTCGACCGCGTGACGACGTTCATTTCTCGCGGTGGCGAGATCCTCGACGCGACCGACAAGTAATCAGGGCCGGGGCTAATCACCCCGGCTTTTTTAGGAGGTAAAAGTGGACAAAGTAAACGAATCAGACGAGGTTAATCATCCCGCCCACTACACGGCGGGCGGCGTTGAATGCATCGACGCCATCGCAGCGGCGACGGTGGGGTTGGAAGGGCTTGAGGCGGTCTGCACCGCCAACGCCATAAAGTATTTGTGGCGGTGGAAGATGAAGGCGGGCGTTACCGACTTGCAAAAGGCCAAGTGGTATTTGGAACATTTGATCAAAGAAAAAACCAAGGAAATTAAGAACAAATGAAAGATGACACCCCCAAAATTGTGTTGGTTTCTAGCGCCACTACCAAGGGCGACCGGGACATCACCTCTGCGGATCTGATGGAGGAGGTCCGGGATGCGATCGGTAGCTCCGACGCCTTCATCCTGATTCCGGTGGCGTTCGTTGAGTACGAAAGCCAGACGGGGCTGGAGGCCGAGATCAAGATGTACGACAGGATGACCGAGGGCGACCCCGACTTTCTGGAGGGTGTCTACTTCGCCGCGCTGGGTGCCCTGTACACCAACGCCTGCGATAAATTCAACCCGCAAAACGTGGTGCGGTATCTCATCGGCTTGACGCCCGAAATCAACCCCAACGCCAAGAAACATTAAGAGGTAAAAAGATGATGGATAAGTTGGCTAAGAAGTTCTGTGGCTTTCTTTACTCCGAGTTCAGCGTGACCGGCGCGAACAGCTACAACCGCTTGACCGAGGCCGAGCGCAACGGCTGGCGGGCAGAGTACTGCCGGGAGTACCCGGATGTACTGGACGACGTTACCTACATCGCCAGCGACCTGTTGGCCCGCCGCTTGGAGTTGGTCTTTGGTGCCAAGGATGAGCGGGAGAGGTTGTCGGCTTACGCGGCGCTGGGCAAGGCGGTGGCCGACGTTGTCGCCCGCAAAGCCGACGAGGCTGGTGAGGAGTGGGTGGACGAGGGCTGGGCCGACGGCTTGTTCAAGGAATTTCGGGAGGGCTACTGATGCCAGCACACCACAAGCCCAGCACCAAGGGGGTCGGGCTCAAGCTCGACTCGCACGCCGGCCCAACGGTCGGCGACCGGAGCTTTGAGTATTACTTCACCTCCCCGATGGCATTCCAAGAGGCCATGCAAAAAGCGCGGGAGCTTGAGAAGAAGGGGATGTACCGCAGGGCGTGGCGGGTGCGGTTGAACCTCGACGGTGAGCAGCCGGTGTATGCCCCGGCGCGGCCTGATACCGAGCCGCCGCCGGAGTTGACCGAGAAGGAGAAGAAGGAGTTGCGCCGCAAGAAAAAACGGCTGAACGAACTGCGGCTGAAGGCGGATAAATTAGCGGAAGAACTGGAGGAGCATAATCATGAGTAATTATTTAGAGGAAATTAGGACGGACTGGGCCGAGACCATTGGGGCGAACGGGGGGCATTGCCCCTGCTGCGACCGCTGGGGCAAGGTGTATGGCCGCACGATCAACCAGACGATGGCACGCGCCGCCGCTTGGCTGGCGAGTCATACCGCCGATGGCTCATGGGTGGATGTCCCAGAAATGGCCCCGCGCTGGCTTCTTCGTAGCAGCCAGCTAACCATCCTGCGGTGGTGGGGGTTGATCGAGGGCCAACAAAACGACGACACAAAGAAGCGGTCCAGCGGTAGATGGCGGATAACCCGACTGGGGCTGGACTGGGTGAAAGGCAAGGCGCAAGTCCATCAAAAAGCGTTCACCTACAACAACCGGGTCGTCCGCTTTGAAGGCCCACTCATAAGCATTTCCGACTGCATGGGCGAGTTTTTTGACTACTCGCAAATGATGCCCCCGCTGGAGGAACACGATGAGTAGGGTGCTGGCTTATTACTTCCGCTTTCCCGGTAGCGGCTGGGTCGGGCTGGCAGTTGCGCCGACGATGAACGACATCTTCTGGGCAATCGACGAGTTCGGCAATCCGTATGACGCAGAGATACAGAAGACAAACAGGGGCGGCTTCTGCGTGCGGCAGGACGGCGACGAGAGGGAGTTTGAGTATTCAGATAGCACCCCATTGCCCGACGACGATAGGGGATGGGTAGCCTTCAAGTGGGGGGGTATACGATGCGGTGGGCAAAAGACTTAATCCGCGCAAGGGGGAACACATGAGTAAACCCACAGGTGGGCCAGCGTTCCCGACGAAACCGGGGCACTGGATGGAGGAAGGCATGACGCTCCGCGATTACTTCGCGGCCAAGGCGATAGCTGGAGTGCTTTCTGCTGGTGGCAATTATCCATCCAGTCTTGCGAGGCACGCTTACGAGATTGCTGATGCAATGCTGGCAGAAAAGTGGAGGGAGGAGGAATGATTGACGTTGATATCATCAAAGCAGAGCCAAAGATTTTTATCTTTAAAAATTTGTACACCCCGGAGGAATGCGATGCAATCTTAAATTCGGGGATTACGTTTGAGCCTGCGTTGGGGTATGACGGGACGACTAAGAAATCTATTCAAAGTGAGTGGAGAACTTGCCATACTCACTATGATAGGGAGAATCGGTTTGGTTTAACTGACAGGAACTACAAAGTAGTTAAACCGTTCTTCTGGTTTCTCGATGAGTTCACTACAGAGAATTTAGAGGAGCCGCAGATCCAGCGGTATGACGTTGGGCAGGAGTTCAAACCCCATGAGGATTTCTTCACACACCCCGGTATCCATGAGGACCCCAACGACCGCATTGCGACATTGATTGTTTACCTCAACGACGACTTTGAAGGGGGAGAAACGTACTTCACAAAGCTAGACATTCGCATCGTGCCCAAGCAAGGTGCGGCGTTGTTTTTTGACTATAAATATATTTTCGACTTAAACATGAAAACCCAACATGCAGGACTTCCTATCATCAGCGGGCAGAAGTGGATAGCAACGTCTTGGATTCGGGGTAAGAGGTACAACAGCAATGAAGATCCTAACAATCGACTTTGAAACCTACTACGACCGGGAGTATTCGTTGTCAAAGGTGACAACGGAGGAGTACATCCGCGACGAACGGTTTGAAGTCATTGGCGTGGGGGTCAAGGTTAACGACGAAGACGCGCAGTGGTTCAGCGGAACGCGGGAAGAAACCAAAACCTTTCTCAACACCTACGACTGGCACAACGCCGCCGCCGTTGCACATAACGCCATGTTCGACGCCGCAATTTTATCGTGGATTTTCGACATCCGACCCCACATGTGGGTCGATACGCTCAGTCTGGCGCGGGCGATAGACGGGCTGGAGGTTAGCGGTAGCCTCAAGGCCGCTGCCGAGCGACACGGGCTGGGAGCCAAGGGGGATGAGGTCATCAATGCGCTTGGCAAGCGCCGACAGGACTTCACTCCGGACGAGCTTCAGCGGTATGGGGCGTACTGCCGCAACGACTGCGACCTGACCCGGAGTCTACTCGATGTTTACATCGACAAGGTTTCTGCGTTAACGCGCACCGGGGAGCTTCAAGTCATTAACTTGACGATCAAGATGTTCAGCGAGCCGGTGCTGGAGTTAGACCTCCCGTTGCTGGAGCAGCACCTTGAAGAAGTGCGCGAGCGCAAGTACGAGTTATTGCAAGCGTGCGAGAGTACGCCTGAGCTACTTAACTCCAACCCCAAGTTTGCCGACCTCCTGCGGGGGCTGGGCGTAGAACCGCCGCTGAAGATCAGTCCGACGACGGGCAAGGAGACCTACGCGCTGGCTAAGTCCGACGAGGGGCTGAAGGAGTTG